TCAAATATTTAATGTCAATGGGAAAACAAGTGCCTGATTCGTTAATTCGCCAAATTGAAGAAGACAAGCAAAAGGAGATCCAGGAGGATTCGTTTAATAATTTTAAAAGTAATTCAGAGCAAGGAAAACGTGTTCATTTTCAAGAACAGCCTCACTTTCAGCAGCAGCAACATTTTCAGCAGCAGCAACATTTTCAGCAGCAGCAACATTTTCAGCAACAGCAACAGCAACGACCACCAAATAAATTTTCGCCCCAATATGCGGCTTATGTAGGAGCTAAACCGCGTGCACAAGCCAGTGCTAAGATAAGATTAGGTGGTGTCTTCAGTTAAAATATAATTAATAATTTAAATACCTTTGATATTTATTTCTGATGCTTTACATATTTGTTCTTTAAGTAAAAACCCCAAAACAAGTTTTTTATGGTCACCCGTTAGTTTAATTACTTCGCCAAATTCTTCACTATTTTCGATACTCCCAGTACAACTAAATTTTTTTTTAAAATATTTTAAAATTTTGGGCAAATCTAAATCATCTGCAAACCCGTATATACAAGTTTGTAGTTTTTTTCCTGTTCTATTATTTACACTAATAGTTATTTTATTATTATTATTCATAATCTATAATAATAAAATTATATTATATTTTTATATATTTTTTTTATATATTTTTAATTCTTTATTCATTCTTTAACCAAACATAAATTGATTCACTATAATCATTTTGCCTCTTGAATTTTTTATATGGTATCAAAATATGAGCTTCCCCAAATAATTTAACTAACACACGGTCATAAACTTCCTTACAAACATTGATAATATAATGTCCTCCTTTTTGCAACGCAGTATACGTTTTACTAAAAACCGGTATGTAAAAATTTTCGTCCATCTCGGTTTTCGAGCTGTAAAAAGGATTGTTCGCATATTTTTCGATAAAATAATATGGAGGTGACGAGAATACAGTGTCATATTTAAGCGCAGAATAATCAAATGTGGCAGCATCGCAAATAAAAATCTCTATATTTGTCTGCGATTTTGTCTTCAAATACGGCACCATTTTATCGTAAGGCACTTTCAAATCACTATTTATTTCCACACCATAAAACGCCTCAATGTTACAAGCAGCAGCGGCTATTGTGGAACCACCCCACCCAGCGCAAAAATTCAAAACACGCTTAGCATTGAAACGCTTATAAATTTCCATACACGTCAAAGGTCTCATTATATTTATGGCACTTATACAAATATTATATACTTCTTTTAAAACAGTGTATTCAGTTTTTGTATTATTTTTATTTTTTACGTCTTTGTAATAGGTTAACATATTTTGTATAAACTTTTTCTTTTTGAACTCGTCAATATTGGCGACAAATTCATAAAAATTGATATTGTATTTTCCTCGTGTTTCGAGACGCTGTTTAAATGTAAAATAATCGACAATATTATTACCTACACGAGATAATGGAGATAAATCTGCCATATTATTTGAACTATTTTTTATTAATTTATTCATCTCTCTATCAACTGTTTCCAAAGATATATTTTTAATACTCTTAACAATAAGTTCCTTGTTAAATGTAATATCCTCGACTAATGTAATATCCTCGACTAATGTAATATCCTCTTCTTCCTTGACATTATTCATTTAATCTTAATTGAGAGAAAATATTTAAAAATAATTATTTTAATATGTAATATAAATAACATGAACAATATTACTGACATAAAACATGCCTTTTATATTAATTTGGCTTCGAGACCAGATAGAAAACAACACGTGGAAGAACAGCTAAAAATAATGGGTATTGAAGCAGAGCGTTTTAATGCTATTAAATTGACCAATGGCGCGTTGGGTTGTAGCATGAGTCATTTAAAGTGTTTAGAGACAGCAAAGGAAAACAATTGGCCACATTTGTTAGTTATCGAAGACGATATCAAATTTTTAGACCCGGATTTATTTAAAAGTCAACTAAATAAATTTTTTACAAATCATAATGGTTGGGATGTTGTTTTAATAGGAGGCAATAATGTACCACCATATCAAAAGGTCGATGACACTTGTGTAAAGGTTTCCAGTTGTCAAACAACCACCGGATATTTGGTTAACGGACACTATTTTGATACATTAATAAATAACTTTAGAACAGGTATTAAAAAGCTTATGGAAAACCCACAATTACACGCGCTTTATGCTATTGATAAATATTGGTTTAATCTACAAAAAATTCATAATTGGTTTTTAATTATTCCCTTAACCGTGACACAACGTGAAGATTATAGTGATATCGAAAAAAGAGCCACAAATTACACTAAGGTAATGACCGATTTAGATAAAGAATGGTTTTTCAAAAAACAGCAATCACAAACAAATCATTTGTCACAATTGAATATTACTAATGAACCGATTAAAAGCAGTGTTAAAATGGGAACCGAATCGAAAAAACCATCGACAAAGATAACTATGAGGATTTAATATTTTTATATTTTGTTTTCTTGAACCAACCTTGGAAAATCACTCAATTCAATATCGGTGAAATACTTATTAGTAGCAATTAGCATTATATCTTGTTTATATCTTTGATTTAAATTGAAGCCAATCGCGTAGTCCTCTAAAAACTCTCGTTCAACCCGTTCCCTTTTTGAAAGAATATCCTGAACTGCTTCTGAAGAGAGAAAATAAAAACGACCACTGCAATATTTGGTTATATACAATGGAAGCCTTTGCGGCAATTCTGGATGAATTCTGTGATATTCTGATAAATAAGGTTGTTTAACATCTACAATAAAACCGCCATAATGGGTTTTTGGTTGTTTCGCCTTAACCAAACCAGTTAACATATCAAAGTATTTATTATTAACCAATATTTGGTCGTCATCTGTTTTAAATATATAACTGTAATTGAATGTTTTATTTATAGCATCGTAAGCAGCAACCACTTTTTTAGGTAAGGAATTATAATCGTCTGCAACTTTTACGTAGAGCATGTTTGTTTCATTATCGAATCGAAAATCGGTATCCAAACTTTCTTCACCAATTACGTGATAATATTTTAGGTATGACGGTATTTGTTTGAGCCAAGTCATTTTTTGGAAAAGCGCCTTTTTTACGTACTTCTTACAATTCATAATAAGCATTATAAACTCCTGGTCTATCATTTTAATAATAGAATAAAACTATATTTAAATTATCATTATTTAAATATAATATAAAATTATTTCCTTGAAAACCAATGAATACTTACAAAATCATTATTTCTTGAACTATTATGTAAATTTGACAAATTTTCCCAATTCAATTGCCTTATAAAAATATCGTTTGGATGATATAAATACATATATGTAAAATACAATTCATATTCAGACGCTCCGCTTCCTGTAATTTCATTTATATCAACCATATTTAAAAATATTTTCCAAAAAGGTGTTTTATTTTCAAAGTAATCTTCCACCATTTTAATCATTTCATTAACTCTATCTGTATGAAAAAAACCGTGATGTGAAATGCCTGATAAATCATGTATTTTTTTTAATGAATAATGTAATCTATTCATATGTAAAAAATATGGTTTATGATATTCTGTTCCTGTAGTAAAAATATGTTTACCGTCGTCTGTAATAAACCTTGTCGGTTTTAAAAAGTGTGTATCACAATCAATTATTAGATATCTCTTTAAAATTCCAGGTATAAAATTACCGGCATATAGCTTTAATAATTGTTGTAAATACCAACCATTTCTATCATTTTTTCCAAAAATACTTGATACATCTTCTTTTTTAAATGGGAATATTTTTTCATCAATTGTAATTGTATATGGTATTGATATATTTGGATTTGAACATATTAAATAAATGTTTCTATATCCTATTACATTTTTTTTCATGTATGGTATTACTTGGTCTACAATATTATTATCGTTTGGACCAACACATACAACTAAATCAAATAATAAATCATCTGTTTCAATCATTTTATAAGTATATTTATATAATTATAAAATAAAAATTAAATAATACTTAAATTCAACTATTTAATTAATAATATGTCAATTACTTTTTCCAGTTGTTTTTATATTATAAAATCAAAATTTGATCCGAATATTTATATTAATTGGATGAATAATTTTCTCTCTATTCTTGTTAAAAAAGAAAATAATTTCAATTTGGTTATTTACAGCGACGAAAATAGCTGTCGATACATTGATACTAAAGAGAACCCAAAAATTAAGGTCGTTTTAAAACCCATTGATCAGTTTTATAATTTCAAGTACGAAGCTTTCTGGATAGAAAATCACAAAAAGAACTTCTTGCTTAATGACAAGTCCAACTGGGTTTTAAATATGCTATGGTCTGAGAAAATTTGGTTTGTAAAAGATACAGTAGAGAGAAAATATTTTGAAACAGAGTTTTACGGTTGGTGCGATATTGGTTATTTCAGAAATCGTCCTGAAGATACACATAGTAGCCAACTTTTAAATTGGCCAAACGCGACAAAAATTAGCGAATTAGATAAAAATAAAATTTGCTATGCTTGCATCAATAATGATGACCGATATATGAATTATTTATACAAAATAGTCAATAACAAGTCGCAACACGGATTACCGGTACAAGAAATACCCGCTATACAAAATTCAATAGCAGGCGGATTTTTTATTTGTCATAAAGATAAGATAAACTGGTGGGCGGAAACATATGAAGCAAAATTGGCAGCGTATTTCAAAAATAATTATTTGGTTAAAGATGACCAAATAATATTAGCAGATTGTATTCTTTCAAATTTAAATGATTTTTTACTGTTTAGAGAGAAAAATCCAATGTATGATAATTGGTTTATGTTTCAAAGAATATACCTTTAGAAAAGGTTCAGCGAAGCAAAAACTAAAGTAAAAACTAAAGTAAAAACCAAATTATAAAATGTGTATGTTAGTTAATTTTGACACTACCTTTTCTAAATGTAGTATAAATGATAAGTATTTTAATGCCGATTTATAATGGAATTCAATTTATCGATGAATCTGTTTCATCAATTTTAACACAAACTTACGACCAATGGGAGCTGATTATTGGAGTAAATGGCCACCCTGAAAACTCTGATGTTTACAAAATCGCAAAAGAATATGAGAAAAAAGGTGGAGGCAAAATTCGTGTATTCGATTTTTACAAAATTAAAGGCAAATCAAACACATTGAATGCTATGATACACTATTGTGAATACGACCATATTGCACTACTCGATGTTGATGATATTTGGCATCCTCAAAAATTAGAAATTCAATCCCATTTTTTAAACTATTATGGTGTAATTGGCAGCAAATGTATATGGTTTGGTGATAGACCTGGCGTAATTCCAGATATACCGATTGGAGATATTAGTAATTTTGATTTTTCTAAAGTAAATCCTATTATTAATTCAAGTTGTATTATACGTAAGGAATTATGCTATTGGAATGAAAATGGCATAGAAGATTATGATTTGTGGATCCGTTTAAGAAAATCAGGCAAGAGGTTTTTTAATTGTAAAGAAATACTCGTAAAACATCGTATCCATAATGCGTCGGCATTTAACTCAAAAGGTAATGATAATAAAGTCGATGATTTATTAGTAAGTCACGGTTTTAAAAGTCGTGCCGAAAAAAATAATGACCCATCAAGAATACATGTTCCACAAATAAATAAAATGAATATGAGTTTACTTTAGTTATTTAGTTATTTAGTTTTGTATTTTATTCCAGTCCATAGGACACAAATCCCTTGTATCGTGTCCAGCCGCCTCACCAAACCATGTTGCCGGATAGCAGACAATTTTGTAAGGATTCATATTTAAATATGCGCCCCACCAACTAAAAGAACTATTTGCTATAATATTGTCACTACAACTGCTCATTAATATCATTTGCTCCCAATCGCTCAAATCGTTTGACGCCCGAATAAAATTCAATGTGGGAAAATCAGATTTCAACTTGGTAATAGTCTCATTTACATCTTCAAGATCTTCTTCCTCACAAAAATATAATACATTGTTTTTTAATTTCTCTCTTATTTTAAAAAAGGTTAATGATTTTTTATAATATTCATATGTCATAATCGGATGATAATGCTGTACTTTTTTATAGTCCCCAAGTCTAAAATGAAGACTAATTGTGTCATTTAGTGTATATTGTGTGAAACCTGATTTACTTACAACGGTCTTCCTAATTTGTTCAAGATCAATCATTTTACAAATCTTGTAAAAATTTTCTGAAAAATATTTATGGCTTTGAAAGTAACCAAACAAACAAATATTTTGACCTTGACTTTTATACTTGTATAAATTCAGGTCACTATACCTAAATCCGGATTCCTTTACAAGCAGCATTTGAGGAAATACCTTTGACGTAAACGGTTTCAGTCTAATCAAAAAATTATCCCAATATGTGGGTCTTATGATCGTTTGACCACCGCCTAATTTTTCTACATCTATAAAAGCAAATTTGGTTTTAATATTGATTGCGTGCGAAATTGTTGTAAATATTTGGAAAAGTTGGTTTCCAAGTCCACCCATTAAATTACAAGTTATCATTTTATATTATTTGTAATTAGTTTTTAAATTATTCCTTTACTTTTATTAATTAATTTAACCAATCTATTTTCTCATTTAATAATTCTTCCACTTTAATAAATATATTCGAATTGAAAAACCCATTGTGAGCCGATAATGGCGACGGATGAACGCCGTTAATTATTCTCTCTTTATTCAAAATATATTTCTCTTTTGCTTTTGCAAAGTTGCCAAGAAGTAGAAATACACAGCTTGGGTTTTGCGTGCTTATAAACTCGATTACACTATTTGTAAATAGTTCCCATTGATTCATATGAGATCCCGCTTTCCCTTCGACAACTGTTAGTGAAGCATTCAACAAGAATATTTTCTCTCTATAAAACCATTGCTCTAAATTTCCTGAAGCAAAATTATAATTGCGTTCCGGAAACTCGTTTTGGAGTTCCTTAAAGATATTTCTCAATGACGGCGGTATTTTTACACCGGTTGGCACCGAGAAACTTAATCCGTGTGCTTGGTTTGGCCCGTGATATGGGTCTTGTCCAAGTAATACTACTTTTATTTTTGTTACGTCCATTTCAAATACCCGGTATACATTTTCCTTTTCTGGGTATACAGGTTTTTCTTCGCTGGAATATAATGCGTTTAGATTAGGTGTTGATTCAAATTTGTCAAAGAATGGTTTCCAAGATTCGTTCATATTATTGATTATAATATTATTAATAATATGATTTTTGTATTCAATTTTTATAAAAAAACAATATAAAATTATAATTTTATAATAATTAAAATATGGAAAAAACTGATGAAGAAATAGAAAGCGAAATTGAACAAATTAACAACACATTTCCAAACGCACAATTTGAAGTTGCTATTAATATTGAAGAAATTGATAAATTACTTACAGATAAAAACTATATAATTGTTAAAAATACATATAGTTGTTATTGTTATGATAATTGTAAAAAAAACACAGATTATTTTTACATAAAAGGTGAAAATATGACATATCAGTACGTTATTGAACAACTTATAGAGCAAGGGTTAAAGTTAGATTGTAACCATCATTATTTAGAAGGATTTTATAAAACAGCAGGCTCTGATTGTCAGTTTGAAATATCGACTGGGTCTTAAGTTAGTTGTAACATTCAACCTTTACGCCTTTATTATCATATATCCAGATTTCATATAAATAACCAGCTTTTTTCCCTGCTGATTGTTTTAAGAAAATATTATCTTTTTTCTTTTCTGCTGTCCAAGTTGATTTAACTTCAACCATTCTATTTTGTGATGGTATAAATATATCTACATAGTGACGATGTTTTTTTCCTATCTCATCTTCATACCATATTTCAGGTACATTAGAACAACCATTTACAATGTCTTCTTCTAAAAAAGCACCAACTTTCAAAAGTTCATCTAACGCATAATTTTCATAGCCTTGTATTTTTAGTATATTTCCCGATGGTAAAATGTAATCTTTTGATTTATAAGCATTCTTTGAACATTTATCCATAACTTCTTGATTTTGTGATGGGTGTTCAACACCATATTTTTCCAAACAAGTTTTTTGTGATTTTTCCAAATAATATTCGCTTTGCGTAAAATTTTTAACACCATATTTTTCTAAACAAGTTTTTTGCGATTTTTCCAAATAATATTCACTTTGAGTAAAATGCTCAACACCATATTTTGTTAAGTTAGTTTCTTTTATTTTTTTCTTTATCTCTTCACTTTGAAAAGAATTTTCAACACCATATTTTGTTAAGTTAGTTTCTTTTATTTTTTTCTTTATCTCTTCATTTTGAAAAGCATGCTGAAATCCAAATCTGTCCTTATTTGTTTTAATTGTATTTATTTTTTTTACATCACTTTGACACGCGTATTCAACTCCGTATTTTTCCAAACAAGTCTTTTTCATTTTATCTTTAACATCTTCATTCTGAGAAGCATATTCAACACCATATTTTTCAATATTTGTATTTTTTATTTTATTTTTCACATCTTGTGATTGGGTAGGGTTTTCAACACCATATTTTTTCAAATTGGTTTCTTTTTTTTTATTTAAAATAATAGTATTTGATAAACCTGCTTCCCCATATATTTTATTTATAGTATAATTTTTTATCTTTTTTATTTCTTCATTTTGAGAAATATTTTCAACACCATATTTTTTCTTTATTGTATCATTTCCTTTTTCACGAACTTCTTTATTTTGTAAAGAATATTCAGTTCCAAATTTTGCCAAACATGTTTGTTTAACCTTATAATTTCTATTTTTTTTAGTACATGATTTACAAAACCCATTTGTATTACATAATTCACGAAATTTTTTTTCAAAAATTTCATCACAATTTTCACTTATACATTTTCCTCGAATAATACTATCTCTGGTTATTTTATCTTTACTATAATCACTTTCTAATTCTATGTTATTGTCTTTACAAAAATGTTGTAAATAATCATAATTATATTGTTGTTTTATCATTCTTTACATTATATTAAAGTTATAATTTTATTATGGTCTCAATTTTATCTAAAAGTCTTCATTTAATGAAAATGCGTCATTTGTTTGAGTTTTATTTGCTAAACTATATTCTGATATTTTGCGCTCGAACATGTTAGTCTTCCCCTCCAAACTTATAAGCTCCATAAAATCAAAAGGATTGCTCACATTATAAATCTTCTTGTAGCCCAATTGAACGCATAAACGGTCAGCGACAAACTGGATATATTGGGTCATCAATTCGGAATTCATACCAATAAGACGACACGGCAACGCCTCACAAATGAATTCGGTTTCAATATCGACAGCCTCCTTGATAAGCTCATGAATGCGCGCCTTGTCAACCTTTTTCAATAATTTGCTGTACAAAAGGATAGCAAACTCGCAGTGGAGCGCTTCATCGCGCGAAATCAATTCGTTACTGAAGGTGAGTCCGGGCATTAGACCACGTTTCTTTAACCAGTAGATGCTACAAAAGGCGCCACTGAAGAAAATCCCCTCTACACACGCGAAGGCAACTAATCGGGTGGCAAAACTACTTCGATTATCGTGAATCCATTTTTGCGCCCAATCGGACTTCTTTTTGATACACGGAAAATGCTCTATGGCGTTAAATAGTTTGTGCTTTTCTTCACCGTCTTTTATGTATGTTTCAATTAGCAAACTATATGTTTGACTATGGATATTCTCCATCGCAATTTGGAAACCGTAAAATGCTCTGGCTTCCGACACTTGAATTTCACTCATAAAACGCGACGCCAGGTTTTCCAAGACGATTCCGTCGCTCGCCGCGAAAAACGCCAAAATCATCGATATAAAGTGTCTCTCGTCAGCATTTAAGCTCTCCCAATTTGTCAAATCCTTCGATAAATCGAGTTCCTCCGCGCGCCAAAAGCAGTCAATTTGCTTCTTATACATCTCCCATATGTCATTATGCTTTATGGGAAACATTACAAATCTATTATCGTCAGGTACAAGTAAAGGCTCAGTAATATTTTTGGACATCCTAAATAATATATTACCAATATTTTAAATTTGTTTTTTAATAAATTTTAAAGAAAATAATAAAATAGTTGGATATTTTAAGATGAATACTTTAAGAATACCTACAAATTATATACATTTAGAGAACAGAGATCAACAACTATTGCAAATTGAAAATCTTATTGACGCGAAAAGAAAAATGTTGATTGATAAACAAAAAAAATTCAAAAACCTTACAAAAGAAAACGAGTTTTTAAATGAAGTTAAACAAGACTATAACAAATATTACGGTTATATTGTTAAACAAAAAGAGGACCAAATGAGCGCGTTAACTATGTTGAATGGTTATATTAAAGATTTAACAATTTCGGGCACTTTAAGTAAAAATAATATTGAAGATGCCAAAAATGAACAACAAAAAATACTTACTGAAATAAATTCAATTAAAAAGGGGATTGATGATATTATTAAAGAAACCGATAATATTAATCCGGTGGTAAAACCAAAAAATATTGTTTAATATAAATTTATTTTAATTTTATTATAAATTTATATATATAGTAATGAGTACCCCTATAGCACTATTAAATCAAAGTATAACAAATTTAGGTACGGCAGTTGGAAATATGAATAGAGAAAATGTGGACCAAAACAATACTCTGCGACCAGGTTTTACAGCTATTGCTACTTCACTTGAGGGTTTGAAAACCAGAGTTATGAATTTGATTGATTCGGTTAGACAATTGGGTATTTATATTAAACAATTAGAGAGTAAACGTGGTGCCAATATTAGTGATATTGGTAGTAATGTTGAGGATGTGAATGAATTAAAAAGACAAATCGCTCAATTGCGTGAGGAATACAAGACGTTACAACAAGAATTAGCCAATACTCAACAACAGAACGCAACCCTAAAAAATAATTTAGACACTACTACACAGAACCTTCAACAATGTAATAGAGAGAAAGCTCAATTACAAGCTGATGTCACACAATTACAGAAACGAATTGAAGCTATGCAAGCCGAAATTGATAGATTAAATAATTTGCCAAAACCAGACCCACAAGAAATCCAACAGCTTAAAGCTGAAGTACAAAGATTAAATTATGAAATTCAACAAAGACAGCAAGCACTCGATAATTTAAATAATGTTGTTATACCAGGTTTACAAAAACAAATAACAGACTTAAAAGCATCAATAGCACCATTACAAAAAGAAATAGCAGACTTAAAAGCATCAATAGTACCATTACAACAACAACTAGCACAATGTAATACTGATTTGGAAGCGGCAAATAGAAATATTGCTGCTTTACAAGCACAAAACCGAGATTTAACAGACCAGATTACAGCAAGCACCACAGCTATTAATAATATAATAGCAACAGTAAATGCTTCCAGATTTAAAATAGATCCAAATTTGACACAAGGTATAACGGAACAAAGAGACGAATTGTCAGCACAAATTGGTCGACTGGAAGTCATTGTTAACAGCCTATTACCTGGAAAAGGTTCATCTTCTGGACGAGGATTTTCACCAAAAGTTGCTAATGTGTCTAAAGCCAGTTCAGAGACACGTGCTCTTCCTACAGGGTGGTACTCAGCAGTTGACCCAGATACGGGAACCACCTATTACATTAACGATACAACAAAAAAAAGTCAATGGGATTTTCCTGTTATTCCATCTTCAACCTCTTCGTCATCATCTTCATCATCATCTTTGTCGTCATCATCATCAGGAAAATATGGTAGTTTTTTGGATGAAGAACCGAGTGATTCTTCCTCATCGGGAGAAAATACACCTCCTTCACGTTCAGCAAGGTCTTCTATGAGACGGCCATATTCTGGTTCTTCAAGTTCATCTAACGCCGGCAATGTTTTTGGTACATCTATTTCAAACGCATATGGTGCTCCTGTTAATACTCCATCAAATTTATCATCTCAACCGTCTTTAATGTCAAGTTCTACTATTGTTGGCACACTTAATAATCCCTCAACCCCAATAACAATTGGGAGTGTAAATACAACTCTTGGTCAGCTTAAATCAGCTTTAAGGGATAAAGGTAGAATTCAACCTTCAATTAATAATAGGTATAATACAGCGAATAGAGATCTTAATACTATAAATAATGCAAGCGAAGCACCTCAAATATTTACTGCTAACAAGATAAATGTAGAAAGAGATAGTAGTGGTAAAATTACTTTATCACCTATGTCTGGTGGCGGTAGAACATCCAAAAAAACAAAGAATAAAAGAAAGATAAGAAAACAAAAAGGCGGTTTTGAATACAGCGGCAAATCTAAAAGACGTAGATTTAGTGTAACACGTAGTAGTTCATCTCCAAGGTCTTCTCAACAATCAAGATCTTCTTCTCAAAGGTCTTCTTATGAAACTCAATCAATGGTGCCACCAAAATATAGAGCAAGAGGAACTAAAAAATCAAAGATGTAATTTAAATTGGTAAAAACCCATATTTAATAATATATTAAGCTTATAATATTAAATGTCAAATAGAAAATTCGTAATATTAGGAGAAAGGTGTAGCGGAACAAATTTTCTGGAAGAAGCATTGACGCAAAATTTCGATATTACATATACGTCGGAATATGGTAACAAACATTTCTTTTGTTGGAATAAATATGGCAGCGCAAATGAAGACACGATTTTTATAGGAATAATAAGAAATCCCATTTATTGGTTAAACTCTTTTTCAAAAGAATTACATCATATACCGTCAATAAACAAAAGTTTACAAAACTTTTTATTTAATGAATTTTACTCGGTTCTCGATGAACAAAAAAATAAATTATCTATATTGGATTTTGGTAATAATTTTAATAATACTACAGAAATAGTAAATCCTAAGGATCTTAATTATTTAACCGGTAAAAAATATAAAAATATATTTGAAATGCGAAAATTAAAGAACCATTATTTGACAAATATAATGCCACGAAAAGTGAAAAACTATATTTGGGTAAACTATGAAAATCTGCTATACAATTATGAAGACACTTTAAACAATATACAAACTAAATTCGCACTACCAAAAAAAACAGACACATATGTCAAAATAAAAAATTACAAGAAGTCAAATAGTTATAATTACAAGCAGCAGCGAGCAATTACTTTTAATAATGCGTTGTTACAAGTGATTTGGGACAATCTCGATACAACTCAAGAAAATATGTTGGGTTATTTTAAAGGAGATGATAATGGTGCGTTTAAAAGCGCGGTCGACGTTGCTTCTGCCAGCGTTGCTTTAACCAGTGATGCGTCGTCTATTAATTAATAAACCTTGCAAAGACGGCCAATATCTACAATTTTCAGGCCACCACCCCGTAATCTCTCTATGCTTTAAGGATTGTAGTCGACAGCGCATTTGAATAATTTGTTTTCGTTCTTTAATCAACCTTTTCCAAGCGCGTTGTATTACTCTTAACCACATTGTTTTAATAATACAAACGGAGTGTCCTGTTGGTAAATTTATTATTTCGCCAATTTCAGGTTTAATGTAATTCGGTTGTGTTATCATATTTTTATAATTTCTGATAAATTTATGAGGTGTTATTTGCTCTTGACGGTCTATATAATCTTGGTTTAAAGGCGCCGTCCAATCATCGATAAAATCAGTATCCAGATTTTTAATTCTATTTATCAACAAATAATGTTTGCTGACGTCACTATTCGTTGATCCATGTAATTTATGGTTGAATAATTCGCACAAAACAATATTGTATTTAGTCGGACTTATTTCGTCACAATCATAAACATTTTCTTCATAATCATCGCTATCATAATCATCAATATCATAATCTTCGCTATCATCGGAATAATTTTCTGCCATTATTATTTTATTAATTTAAATATTAAATATTAAATAATTTATTAATCAATTTTTTTTAAACAATATATATATATAAATGAAGATTCCAAGTGTTTTACAAAATTTACTAACAAATAAAATTGTTTTGAATGTAGTTTGCATACTATCTGCTTTAAACCTTATTGGATACCTTGCAATGGGTAAAATAACCGCCATATTATTTTTCATTGTTTTAGCAATATTAATAACACAATTTAATAAAAATATGATTATTGTTTTAGGCGTTCCTTTGATTTTAGTTAACTTGTTTGTTGCAAAAGGTTATTCTTTTGTTGAAGGAATGGAAACAAACAGTGATACAACGACTAAATCTTCTGGTACTTCTGACACACCAGCTATGACACAAGATCAAAAAGACGCACTTAAAAGTGTTGCGAAGCAAGCCGCTCAAGATAAGAAATCCGGTCAGGGTTTACCAATAACTCCAATTGACCCATCTCTTAGTCAAGATACAACTAATACATCTGAACCTTTTGGCGTTAATCAAGCCGACAAAAAAAGAAGTTCTGGACATTCAATTGATTATGCCACAACAGTTGAAGAGGCTTATGATAATTTGAATAGTATTTTAGGAGGCGAAGGAATTCAAAAACTCACTGCAGACTCACAAAAATTAATGAAGCAACAGATGCAGTTGGCTGAGTCATTGAAAACTATAGAGCCAATGGTCGAAAGTCTTGCTCCTATGATGAAACAAGCACAAGATATGATGAATGGAATTGGAGGTAATGACGGAATGGGTAATATAATGGATATGGCGAAAAAAATGGGTCTAGGAGGAGCAACTAAAAAAGAATAAATAATCTTACAAGTATTTTATATTATATATTATAATAATATAATATGAAAAAATGTCCGCCAGGAGTAATATGCGTTGAAAATATTTCAATGTTTTTTATAATAGCATGCTTTATTATTGTTTTTTATTTATTTTACAGCAATATGAAAAATCAAAATATTGTTGTTAACAATAGACCTTCTGAAAAAATAGTTATAAATGATAGACAGAGAGAAAACGTTGGAGGTGGATGGTTTGGTGGTTTAAGTTGGCCTTACACGAATCTACCAAGCGACCCATTATTAAATCCTTATGCACCGCCATTAAGAGATGAGCGTTATTTTGTTTCATCTGGCACTTATGTCCCTCCCGGAACTATTCCGATAAATGTTCAGACTAATATTGGTGCTGTGCCTGAAAACACAAGTTATA